ATATCCCCTATTTCAAAATTGCCTATAAAAAGATTTTCGTTCGTTTCATAAGGTATTCTTATTCCAATTCTATTATTGAATTGATAGCCATCACGAACTATGCTTCCCTTCACATTAAATACCCACGCATGTGGATAATAAAATCTAGTCCATGTTTCAAGCCTTGTTGTTTCATTTATTCCTTTGTGAAATACCGTTATATCTGTGCTAATTATCATCTATCCCACCCCACAATACAAATAAGGTGTTCCATCTTCTAATCGACAAGTCAATAAATAATCTCTAATAATGTCGTCATATTGCTTTGTTTCTTTTGTGCTGTCTATTGTGCCATAAGACACACTATATCCATCTGTATTTTCGCTTGCTATATTCTTAGCTTTTTGAGTATCATTATTATTCATAACTTCAATAAGTCTAAATATACAAGCTTTTACTTCTGTAATTTGGCTAGATAGATTTTTAAGCCTGCCTAGTGTTCTTTCGTCTACTTTTCCTCTTGCTTTAAGTTCTAATATATTAAAAGGCACTTCATTTAAACTACCGCCCAATTGTCTGTATTCTCCATACGTTAGATATTGTTCGTTAAAATTCATTTGAAATGCCTCCTTTTATTATATACTTGCTCCAGGTACTAATGCAGAAAATGGGAATCTTGTTTCAGTTGCGTTTAGTGCGTTTACTGGATTTGGAATTTCCCAACCTAATCTCATTACTACACGAAGTGCAACCATGTCATCTTGTGCTAAATTATAAAGAATTGAACCATCTGTATCCTGAATTATAGCTTGGTCTAAAATCTTGTATGTAACATCTTGTCTAATTGCATATACAGCTTGGTTAAAATCACCAACAACTAATGTTGCTGTATTTTTATTCCAAACTCCATTGTCCATAAATTCTCTACGAACTTGACCAATTTCAGTTGTATTAAGTGGTTGTCCTGTTGTATCTAGCATCATTCTAAATTTACCTTTTAAGCCAACACCGCCTAAAATACCATTTACGTCATATCCTGACTCTTCAACTTTTACCATCGTATCGTTAATGTCGCTATATAATCCATTTGCTGTTTCAGTTACCGTTGCACCTGCACTAATTACAGATGGAACTAAACCTGCTCTCCAATCATTTGGTTTATCTACTCCGAAGAACATAGCATTATCAATTTTCTTTGCAAATGCTTCAACAATTCTTGGTCTTACTTCTGCCCAAATATCAATATCAGCATCATTTAATACGTTTTCTTTAATAGGAACGACTACTGCAAGTTCCGCAGCGTTAATGAATTTCTTATCCCATGCCATCTTAGTAGTATTTTTTCTACCATTGTTTGATGTTTCATCAACAAAGTAAGCTACTGGTAAGCTATCTAATACTCTTAATTTTGTTTTATCACTTGTCATGTTTGGTAATCTTCTAAACATAGACAATGCTTTTGACTCTTTAGTTACACCTTCAAAAATTTCATTTGCAACTTGTGTTTCAATAAGTGCATCTGCATCAGTTCTACTAATAACTGCCATTTTTCATCTCTCCTTTTTAACTTTGTCTTGAGCTTCTTAAAAGCCCATTCATAATATCATTCGTTGTTGTTTCTCTTCCAACCCCACTATTAAGTGATGGAGCTGTTTGAGTTTTTTTGATTTGCATTTCTCCAAAATACTGAGGATTATCTTTTTTGTATCTCTTTAATGCTGTGTCAAAATCTGTTGTGTCATTTACCATTTCTAGCACTTCACTTGTTACAAACCTTGCAAATTCTTTCTTAACATCTGTGCTCCCTACTTTTGCTTGTGCTTCAAGTAAAGCGATCTGTTTTTCCAAACTTGCTTTTTCGTTAGCTAGAGTTGTGTTATTTTGAATTAGCTCGTTTATCTTCTCATTTTCTGTTTGGCTTGATTTCTTCCATGCTATAAATTCCTTGTACTTTTCATCTTTTTGCCAATCTGAATTTGCTTTTCTTACGCCTGCATTAAATGAATTGTCTAAATCCTCTTGTGTGTAAGTTTTTGGTGCTTCTTGTTCTAATTCTCCACCTTGTACGGTGTCTTTGTCATTATTCATAACATTTTCTCCTTCTTTATAGCCATAAGTTAGGCTTTTATTCCGCTTTTAAGTTGCGTTAAACTAAACAAAAAGAGCCTGAGGTTTTTCAATCTCGGCTCTTTGGCTCTAAATTATGTATTTCAATTTTTACTTCTTTTTTACATCTTTTGCAATACAAAATTATTTTTCCATTTTCGTATCTTGCTAAAAGCTTTCCACATTCGCATTTTATCTCCATGTTTTAGCTCCTATTCTTATCATAACATAATTATTTTTCTGTGTCAATTTTCTTTCTGCCCCTTGTTAATTTTTTCGCCTCTTTTTTAAGTTCTTCTTTAACCTCTTCAATTGTTTCACGTGAAACATTTTCTGTTGGCTTTTCATCTCTAATTTCTCCAATAATTTCAATAACCCCATTTTGTAATAGATACTCTGCTCTTTCAAATGATGTTTCCCATTCATCTCCAGCTTTTGGTCTAACATCTCTTTCAATATCTCTAATTCCTTCAAACTTTTTTAATGCTCTTACTCTTACATTCATATTCTTTTCCTCCTCGTATCTTGATTTCCCTTTTGCTAATATTTCAGCATACTTGTCTTCCAAATGCTTAAAATTGAACTTTGGTATATTGCGTATATTTTGAACAATATGATCCATATTATTGCAATCGAAATTCATTATGTAACTATTTATTCCATCTTTTACGCCTATTTCTTTTAAATATGGAAGAGGTGTAACAATTACTGGTATGTTTCTGTATAGTGCCTCATTTATTGCATAAGAGCACGCCTCGGTGTCGCTCAACTGAATCAAATAATCAGAATCTTTGAGCCACCTTGACACATCAAGTCTGCTCTTCATGAATATTATATTTGGGTTGTTGATTGTATCTTTTTCGTTTGTAAACACATACCAAATATAGCTTATCCCAGCATTGTCTAACGCATTTGCGAGCTTAATCATTCTGTCCTTCCCCTTGATTTTGCTCAATCTAGTTGCACTAATTAACTTTAAGCAAGGCTCATCTTCTTCTATTGTTAGAGGGTTATAACCAAAAGTCACGTTTTCCAATCCTGTTATTCGTTTGAAACTTTCACATATATATTTTGTAACGCCAACATATAACTTAATTCTATCATCTGTCGGTGGTTTACACGGATATGCAGGATTTTCGTAATCCCCATGAATTACTTGGATTATTCCTTCGTCTTTCTTCGCATTTTCTTTCCATATATCTGGCGTTATATAATCAATTATAGAAATATCATAGTTAATTATCGCTACCTTGCAATTAATCTTTTGATTTGTATGTTGGTATGCTCTGCAATATTGCCTTACTCTTTTTAACTGGTTAGGATGTGCATTTTTATATACTACCGCAATATCTCTATCTTTGTATTTCTTTACCATTTCCCATATAAAGGTTTCAACTCCACCTATTTCGCTAAAATCTCTAATATACAAAATATTATCATGTTTTATATCCATGGTTCATCTCCTATCTTGGCGGTGTAAACATTCCCTGTATTGCTTGGTAACACAAACTGCCTTCTCGTGGGTAATTATAATGATACCCCACTATGCCTGTAAATTTCTTTGTTGGGTTTTTCTTTTCCAATTCCTCAGAGAGTATCCAATCTTCCGCCCATCTTACCTCTTCACATCTTGTTTCTGCCAAAAATTCTCGTTTTATAAATCTTGCACAACCGCTCCCCATATTTCTGTATGTATCTTCCCTGAATCGTAAAATACTATTGTCGTTTCGTTCTAAGTCCATAAATACTATGTCAGTTCCGTCAAGCTCTGCCATAACTTTTTCATAATCTTGAGTGTACAAAAAGTCATCACAATCTAATTGATTTATATATTCGCCTTTTGCATTATCATAGCCGACATTCTTTGCATTGCCTAATCCTTTATTTGCGCATAACGTTATTATTTTAATATTGTCACGTCCTTTGCACATATCTTTAACTATCTTGCCAGTATTATCCGTTGAACCATCATCAATTATAATAATTTCAATGTCATCTCTTACCGGTATGCTTTTTAATGCTTTTTCAATAAATTCTTCGCCATTATATACTGGAACAATTAATGAAACTTTATGCAAGCCAGCTCGCCTCCATCCAATGCTTTGCATATCCATTTATGTCATTGAACCAACTGCTAGGATATACAGTAAAATTATCTATATGCTGTATCTCGTCTCTCATTCGGTCTATACCATGCTTTTCTAATATATTACTCATTATCTTTGTGTTTGTGTATTGTTCAAAATCTCTATTGTCATAATAATCAAGGAACTCTTTTATAATAGGATTGCCTTTTTCTGTTCCCATAACTGCTGTTGCAGGATAGCCTAGTATTTCAAATCCAGTAAATGCTTTTTGGCTTAATAATTCATCTAATGGCAATCCCCTTCTTATTTCGACATCGGTATC